CATGCAAGCAGCTAAAGATATGATGAGGGCCCAGGGTGAACCTGAGCAAGCCACTTATCGCAACACTAATATTAATTCTAAAGACCCCTTAAAAATTAGACCAGATGGTTGGGAAACCTTTGCTGGACTTTTTAAATAAACTTAATGGAGAAACCTTCTCGAATAATGGAGAAGTGTACGATTTTTGTACAATTAAAAACTTTTCTCTTTGTTTTATGGATCTAGTAGTTTTAATTGAATATACAAGTTCTAAGAAAATTATTAAATGCACAAGTGAAGACGAATTTATTTTTTTATTAAAAAAGATGGAAACAGCTCATAATGTTTTTATTTTTACGCAGGAAAATCTATGTCATTAAATACTGCACCACAATCAGTCGAAGAGTTAGTTAATAATGTTAGTTTCGACACAGATCCTTATTATGTTCCGAGTAATTTCGCTCTAGAGTTCGTTAACTTTATTAAACTAGTTAATGGCGCAGAGGGAGAGGAGAATAAGACTCCAGTACTTCATTATAAAATGTTAGATCAGATTGCGACGGGTGATGCAGACATATTAAATATGTTATTCCGTGGGTCTGCTAAAACAACTCTAATGGGTGAGTATTTATTCTTATATATTGCAACTTACGGTGGTTTTCCAGAGTTTGATGTTGATTTAGCGTTATATGTTTCTGATAGTATAGAGAACGGCGTTAAAAACATGCGAAAGAATTTGGAGTATCGTTATGAGAATAGTGATTTTCTTAAAATTTATGTTCCTTTTACTAAGTTCACAGATATTCGTTGGGAATTCCGAAATTCGGAAGGTAAGACGTTTATTGTAAAAGGTTACGGTGCAAGTACAGGTGTTCGTGGTAGTAAGGAGATGGGTAAGAGACCCACATTAGCTATATTGGATGACTTGGTGTCGGATGAGGATGCACGGTCTCCAACAGTTATTAAATCCATTGAAGATACAGTTTATAAGGCCATCAACTACGCCCTCCATCCAATGCGTCGTAGAATCATCTGGTCAGGTACGCCATTTAACTCTAAGGATCCTTTGTATAAGGCTGTTGAGTCTGGTGCCTGGAGTGTGAACGTATTCCCGGTGTGTGAAAAGTTCCCATGTACACGTGAGGAGTTCCGGGGTGCTTGGGATGACCGATTTACCTACGAATATATAGAAGAGCAGTACAGCCGTGCAGTTAAGACCGGTCAGATAGCTTCGTTCAACCAGGAGCTCATGTTACGTATCATGTCCGATGAAGACAGACTGGTACAGAACGGAGACATCATTTGGTATGAGAGAAAGGGACTTCTTAAGAACAAAGGTGCTTATAATTTCTATATAACTACTGACTTTGCTACGAGTGAGAAAAGTAGCGCCGACTACAGTGTTATATCTGTGTGGGCACTTAATAGTAACGGTGATTGGTTATGGGTCGATGGTATCTGTAAGCGTCAGCTTATGGATCAAAATATTGATGATCTATTCCGTTTGGCTCAGATGTACAAACCACAGCAGGTTGGGGTGGAAGTCACTGGCCAGCAGGGGGGATTTATCCAATGGATCCAACGAGAGATGACCAACCGTAACAACTATTTCACGTTAGCCTCTGAAGGCAACAGTAATAGACCTGGAATACGCCCATCTACTAACAAGATGCAACGATTCAACATTGTGTTGCCTTGGTTCAAGATGAAGAAGATCTGGTTCCCTGAGGAGATGAAACATGACCCAATCATTGTAGAGGCAATAGATGAGCTATCATTAGCGTCAGCTGCCGGCTTTAAAAGCAAGCACGATGACTTCATTGATACCATCTCAATGCTTGGCTCACTTAACTCGTGGAGACCTAGCCAGGAGGTGCAGTCTTCCCTTGGCAGTGATAACTCTGTAATATGGGACGACGATGACGATGACATTTCCTCATACTACGATTCATATATTGTGTAGAGACAGAACATGACTACAGCAGCAGAATACGCAGCATTAGCAGAAGCTTCAGCAAATGAAGCAGGCACACATGCTATCAATGTCCAGAACAAAGTAGCTGTTGCTGAATCATCAGCCAACCTTGCAACTACCCATGCTAATACTGTTGGTGCTAGTGTAACAGGTGCGGCAGCCTCAAGCAGTACTGCAACTTTACAAGCTATTGCGGCTGAGAACTATAGAGACCTTGCTCAGTTATGGGCGAATGCTGATCCAAATGTTGTAGTGGAAGGTACTGCGTTCTCTGCCCGGCATCAAGCGTTATCTACCATTGCTACCTTAGCTGCTATGCAAGCTACTCTAGACACACATACAAATGCGTATACATCTAATAAATCTACAACAGATGCTGCACTAGCTTACCTAGCCTACCGTCTAGATACTGGACTACTAACATTCGATAGTAGTTCTCTAGACACCGACATAAGTAATCTAAGCGGTTCTGTTAATAGTGCACTAGCCAACAAACTAAATATCGCCCTGTACAACTCAGACTCCCTTGGACTTGCTGATTTTGCAGCATCTAACAAGGTCTCCTTAGATAACAAGATCATTGATTATCTAGATGACGCTGGACAGATCGCACTGCAGGCTATGCTTGCTGGAGCAGAGAACACCACTAAATTAAGTTATGCAGGAGTTGTTGTAGACCCTACTACAGGAATCATTAGCAACAATGCAGGCTCTGCTACCGCTACTGAACTTGGTGTGCGAATGGCTACTGCTGAAACAAACTTAGACGGCCAGGGTAAGTACACTGTCCAGGTGCAGCAGCAATTAACGGATGATATAGCAACTGCTCGTCAGGCGCTTGAGACCAGTATCGCTACAAATGGCAGTAGTATTGGTGCAATCAACGCAAAGTTCTCAGTTAAGCTAAACTCAGGTAACCATGTAGCAGGGTTTGGACTAACGTCTACTGCTTATAATGATGTAACTGATTCTGGATTTAGTGAATTTATAGTAGCTGCAGACTCTTTCAAGGTTGGTGGAGCAAGCTCTACTACCGCGCCATTCCGTGTGATTACAGGGGCAGGTGTGTGTGTTTCTCCCACAGGGGTTGAGACAGGTAATACAGCACAGGCTGCATGTGCAACAGCAGGCGGTACTTGGCTAGCTCCTGGTACTTGGATGACAGATACCTACATGAAGTCCGCTAACATATCAGGCATGTTGACTATAGGTAGCCCTGTTGCTACTTCCATAGCAGCTGCCCAGTCTGGTGCAGAAACAACAGCTTCAGGTGACGCCACTAGTAAGGCAAATGCTGCTAAGACTGGGGCAGAGCTCACAGCATCAAATGCGCTAGGTGTTGTCACGACAAACATTTACTCCCCTAGTACCACGACTATCAATGGAGGCAAGATCACTACAGGGTCGCTATATGCAAACCAGATAACCACAGGTACAGGAAATGAGAGGATTGAGATCAATAACGATTCTATCCGGGTGTACAACGGCGGCGTTCTTAGAGTTAAGATTGGCAACCTAAGCTAAGGTACACTATATGAGTTATGGATTTAGAATGTGGGGAGCGGACTCAAGCATAGAGTACGACTCCAGCTCTGTTACATGGAACCAAGTAGACTTTTATTCAGTTGGTGCTGGATCCTCTGACACACGAACCTTTAGTTCACTATCAGGCAAGGAGGTCAAAGTAGGCATGTTTTTCATTGACCCGCCTTACTCCACAAGGAAGGCTACTTCACACACAGCTACCCTTAGTAACGGAAATACAACAATTAGTATAAGTGGGGGATCAGAATCTATGTACATCCTAGTGTTAATGCGATGAGTTACGGATTAGAGGCTACTAATGCAGCTGGCCAGGTCTTAATATCATCTGAATTTAAGAACCTGCACTTTAAGCAGAAGAAGACATCACCAGACTACACTGACAGGGATTCAAGTGGTATATTTGGTGGGGTTAAATTGATGCGCTATAGGTTCAATCTTAGCGAGACACCTGTACCATTCTTTCATGTACCCTCCGGTAACAGCTGTGCTATAACTGCGGTTAGAAGTGTGTCATCTGGAGTGTGGGATGTTGAGGTGCTAACTAATGGCGTTAATCCTGAGATCTATATCTTTGCAACGGCTGCTGTAACATCTTCAGGGGACACATACGGCGTACAGGTCTTCAATAATAGTAACCAAGTCACCTTTGATAGCCGGGCAACCCCCTTACTGGTGACGGGGCTTGTTACCGTATCACAACCTAGCCAACCGAGTAGTAGTTACTCTTCTTCGGGTCTTAGCTCTGAGAGTTGCAGTACAGCAGTTGCTACTTATAATGCCTCCTTTGTACCTAACAATACATCTTCATACAGCACTAGTCTGCCCACAAAGCCCCTATTCTTTTTCTCATCTAATGCTCAGGCAGAAAGGGAAATCCATGTATCTACGACCGATAGTGTCTGTGATGGTATAAGCGTGAAGGGTAATTGTATTGGATTCTTACGGGACTATGAGTACGATAGCTACTATTGGGCGTTCTATAGGAACGTTATACAATGGAGCTCAGGCTCGTTGAAGTCAACTTGGTGTGTATCCGATTGGGGGTGCCATTGGACGTACAATACAGACTCTTATGTAATTGGTATTGGAACAGGGGGTAGCTCAGCCTCCGGTGGTAGCTGGCCTTATAGTAATGAGACAATAAATACATTCAATAACACTGTTATAATTGGCGATGCGAGCTACTATGATTAAACCATTTAAGGTAATAAAAGAAGATGTTGTAAGTGATGGAACATTAGTTTTATACAAAGTGTCTAAATCTGTTATGAAAGACGATAACACTAAGACCAAAACTACAGTGACATCTACTATATTTGTTGCAGATGACTTAAACATTGAGGAAGAACTTATCACTCATTTAAAAGCAGGAAACTGGCTATGAGTGACTTGATGATAAGTAATACAGGACAGTCTGCCCAAAACTACGGTGTTACTTCTGAAAGAGGCATTGAAGCCTTTAATTACCTTAAGGCATTTTTTCCAAATGAGGTAATAGAGGACTATTCTTCAGTTACAGAATCTTATATACATGAAGTGTTTAATTTAGAGTGTATAAGAACCTGTGTACCAAACAACGTATGTAAGGATATGCTTGGAATACCTACTGTATCTGCCCACAGACTATTTGTTTTAAGTACAGGAAAATCATATTTTCTAGCTAACCAATTATTTACAGACGAGCAACCTACGTGGAAACCAAGTAGATCTTTTGTATTATCTGTAATGGAACCGTATGAAGAATACAGAAATACGCCTCCCACAGGGTTTGATACTTTTAAAGAATACATTGTAGCTATGCGGCCACAAGTAGCCACAGAAGACTTTGGCTTTTCTCCAGACAACGCTAGTGAGTCAAGTGCGTATACTATGTTAGTTAGCACATCTGGAGTTGTACTCTCTGTTAGAAATTACAGTGAGTACTCTGGAAGTAGTCCGTATGAAACACTTAGAAGTAGGCACGTATTTCTATGTAGAAGAAGTAACCGAATAGACTTAGCAAGATTATTCCGAGATGGAAATTACATAGATACTTAATATATGCTACATTTACACGCATAAAATTATTGATTAATATAGGAAGTAAACACCATGG